AATACAGTTAAGAATTACAGAGCAACATGAGTAAAATGTATCCAGGGATCTGAGATAGGCCCACATCCGTTAAAAGTCTCCGAAACCTGGCTGTGAATAGAAAAACGGAGGAACAGATGAATCTAAGCAAGTATTTCCCACACGCAATCACTGTTATTTTGCTGACACTGGCGGGACTGTATAAGTCCCCCGCTTTTGCCTATGCAGCAGTGCTTTCGCTGGTGAGCGTCCTGGCAGTCAATGTCGTCGATATGTACCAGAATCTCATCAAACTTCGAGCCACCCCAATGGACGAAGCCACAAAAAGAAAGATCACTGATTTGGAAGCAAGGGTGAGTACGATAGAGTTTGGTATAAAACAGAGGGGCTTTTAGTTGATAGTCAACTACTTTCATGTCAACTACTGGAAAATTTAAACCCTTTTGTAAACGAGGGCATTTTCGATCCTTAGATAGTCTTGCTAAAAATGGAACATGTAAAGAATGTTCTAAAGCTGAAAATAGATCATCTAATGGAAAGATTCGATGGAAACGATATCGAGAAATTGAATCTCGAAAAAATTACATGAAGCAATATGGAACTGACTATCATCTTCGTAAAACATTTGGAATAAGTTTAGAAGAATATAATCAGTTGTTGCAGAAACAAGAAAATAGCTGTGCTATTTGTAAAACCCCACAGACTCAACTTAAAAGAGCACTAGCTGTTGATCATTGTCATACGGCAGGAAAAGTAAGAGGATTACTTTGCAATCTCTGTAATTCAATGGTACTAAATGTAGCTGAGAATTACAATCATCTGCTTCCCCTGGCTTTTGATTATTTGAAACAAAGTAACTAATCGGAGGAACTATGAAAATTGAATTATCAATACATTTGCCGGACACTTCTACCGTGGTGCTAGACCTGGAAGAAGCCAAAGCAGTTTATGAGGAATTAAAAAAGCTCTTTGACAAAGGGGCATAAGCCCATGTTGTCTTTTGGCTTGGTTGTTGCAAGTAATAACCTACTTGCTTTAAAAGCATTTAATACGTTTCTTTCTAATTATTGTTTATTTGAAAAACCTTCTTTTATAGAAAAGTTTATAATTAAAAGAACAAAGGTTTGGTTAGAAAAAGAAGCTATTAAACAATTCAAAGATATAAGAGAAGAAGTAGTAAAAGATACAATAAATCTTTCTTTGAATGATTGTCCAACGGGAATGTTCACAGTGTTGCATCTGGGGAACCTTCCTATTCCCATGCCTACGGGCAAAGAATTGTTTGATCTCATTTCTCACACTGAATTGGAATTTGAGAAGCTGAAGAAACCCAAGACTGATAACAAATACCATGTAGATAATGGCCAATAAAATGCTCTGCGTTTGCCTGATTTGTGGGACCACATTTACCCCAGGGGAAGGCTACTCCTTCTTCCTCGGAGATGATCAACGGATCTGCAAACGATGTCACGAAGATTACATTAAATCAATTCAAACAAAGGAAACATATGGCCAATCCAAATTGGAAGAAAGGGATTACAACTAACCCAGCGGGCCGACCTAAAGGATCAAAGAACTCGGAGTTGAGTATGCTGAAGGTATCTAATCGGTTACGCTTCAAGCATAAGGTCCACCCCGTTGATCAGCTGGTTGAATTGGCTTTGATGGCCAAACTCAACAAGGATTATGAATTGGCCTCAGACATTTGGCTGAAGCTTTTACAATACATGGAACCAGCAAAGAAGCCTATTGAATCAGCTCCTGAGAAACCCACAACCCCAGCGGAGTCAGTACAGAACGCCGAGGCACTTCTGAAAGAACTAGAGGAACAGGCAAATGCCGGACAATCAAACACCCCCACAGTTGAATCCCCAAGCGATAGCTCTGGCTTGGCAGCTGGGCCGACTCCAGTACAAACTGAAGGCAGTCCAGAAGAAGATTTACAACAGCGTTTTGAACAGTAATGAACTTATTTATGTAGTCAATTGTTCAAGACGTATTGGTAAGACAACAACAATGGCAATTATCGCCATTGAAACAGCCTTAAAGAACATTAACTTTCAGATTCACTTTGGTGCGCCTTATCAGAACGCTTTAAAAGATTTCCTCCTTCCTATCTTCAATCAAATATTATCGGACTGTCCCAGTGACATACGTCCTACATGGAAGCACCAGGAAGGAAAATTTATTTTTCATAATGGCAGTTATATCAAGCTCTGCGGAGCGAATAATGGCCAGTTTGAAAATCTGCGTGGAAATAAGTCCGACCTGTTCATATTGGACGAAGCTGCCCAAATTGACGATCTGGATACAGTTGTAAAAGATGTGGCCTTGCCACAGTTGTTGACATCGAAGAACAAAGAAAAACGGATCATTCTCCCCAGCACTCCTCCGAACACTCCAGATCATCCGTTTAAGGTGTATGCCGAGAAAGCAAAAGGACGAGGAGCCTATAGTGAATTCACTATTGAAGAAAGCTGGTACGAGAAAGATGAAATCGAAAGACTCATTGAGGAAATGGGTGGCCGGAGTTCCACCCGATGCCTAAGAGAATTATTCTGTAAGTTTGTAACCGATTCCACGTTACAGATTGTCCCTGAATGGGATTCAGCATTATTTGTGAAAGACCTCCCCAAGGATGATTATTTCCAGTTCTACACAATGGTGCAGGGAATGGATATCGGGTATCGAGACTTCACCGCTTGGATTATGGGATATTATGATTTTCTGGGGGCCCAACTGGTGATTGAGCATGAAGTGGCGATTCGAGAGAATGATTTCACCACTGAAAATCTGGCTAAATTAATTAAAGAAAAACAAGAAATATATTCTCAGATAAATCAAACAAGATTTAGACGTATATCAGATAATAATAATTTAAATATTTTAGCTGATTTAGGCCGGATTCATAAACTCCCATTTGGTCCGGTGAGCAAGAAACATGGAAAGACTTGGATGGTGAATCAGCTTCGCCAGTTTATTAAGGCTGGAAAACTTAAAGTTCACCCCCGCTGTAAGATGTTGATTGCCTCTCTTGAATTCGGTATTTGGAAAAAGAATTTAGAAGAGTTTGAACGCAGTGCAGATTTGGGCCATTACGATTTTATCGACGCTTTGGTTTATTTAATTGCGGTGCTGGTTCCCACAGTACAGAATATCAATCCGATTCCACCGCTTTATAAACTGGATCTGTCAACGACAATGTTTCCAAATGGGATGCCCAAAAACAACACAAACCAAATGGACGAAGAAATAAAGAAAATATTTCCAAAATTATATTAAGAGGAAAACTATGGATAGTAAAATTCATGATAAATATTGGGCCACAGAAGATTCACTGCAATTGATCTCGACGTTGGAGAAAAAAGTGGCCGATTTTGATCGCTATGTCGATCTATCGGGACGGTGGCCTACTTATCGAGATTTGTATTATCATTACTATCTGGTTAATGAACAAACCTACCTTTACCCGAATTATGGGGCCGACGCTTTCAAAAGAATAAATATAAACCACTTTCGAGCAATCCTTCTCCACCTTCTTTCCCTTGTTACTGCCCAACGCTCTGTACCTCAGCCTGTTTCCGTCAACACGGATTATAAATCCCAGGCCCAAACCGATTTTTGTAAAAATATTTTAAAGCACTTTGAAAAAGAGAAAAAATTAGACACCACTTTCCAACAGGCGACTGAAACTGCTCTCTTAATGGGGTCCTGCTATGTGGCCCGTGAATGGGACACTAGGATGGGAAAGATTTATGGAGTTGATCCAGACACGAATACCCCTCAGCATGAAGGAGATTTCATCACCACTCTTTATAATCCCTTGGATTGTATTTTTGATTTTGCGGGTGGAAGCTGGGAAATGGCCGACTGGATTGTGTTGCGTCAATATCATAACAGATGGAATTTAATAGCCAAATTTCCAGCCTATGAAGATCAGATCAAGATGATGTCTGTCTCTCCCCAAGTAAAGCGTCACCGCCTGGGGCACGTTATCAATGAGCTGAATGATGATTTAATTCCACTTTACACTTTTTACCACAAGAAAACTGCCATTGTTCCCAATGGAAGAATGTGTCTATTTTTAGATCAGAAAACCTGCCTATTCGATGGCGAATTACCGTACAAAAAAGTACCAGTCGCTCGAATTGTGGCCGACCATCAATTGAACACCCCATTCGGGTATTCAGTTTCAATGGACCTCCTCCCGCTTCAGAAGGTTTACAATGCCCTTTGTTCAGCGGTTTGCACCAACCAGGCTGCATTCGGGGTCCAGAACATCCTCATCCCTCGTGAGGCTGCGATCTCCTTGTCACAATTGACCGAGGGATTGAATGCGATTTATTATGACCCAGCAGTGACTCAGGGAGCGAAACCTGAGCCACTTAATCTTTTGGCAACAGCTCCAGAGGTATTCAAGTGGATCGAATATCTTGAGGCTATGATGGCCAAAATTTCAGGGGTTAATGACACCATCCAGGGTGATCCCGCTGCCAACTTAAAATCAGGAACTGCCTTGGCCTTTGTTGCTGCCCAGGCTTTGACATTCATCAATCCTCTTTGTCGATCCTACACCGGACTCCTTGAAGATACCTGGACGGGAATCATTGATATTCTGAAAGAATTTGCCACCACCCCACGGATGATCCTTATTTCGGGGTTAAATAATAAGGCAGAAGCGAAAGAATTCACAAATCAAGATTTGGCTGATATTGATAGAGTGATTGTAGAATCAGGCAATCCTCTCACCCAAACCCTGGCCGGACGTATTCAAATGGCTCAGGATCTGCTTCAGGCTGGCCTCTTAAACAAAGAAGAATATATGACGGTGTTTCAGACAGGTCAACTGGAACCTATCTATGCTTATGAGAAGGCAGAATTGTTGCGTATTAAACAGGAAAATGAAGCCCTCCAAGCAGGGAAACCAATTAAAGCCATGACCACGGATAACCATCCTCTCGAAATTCGAGAGCACTTGATTATCTTGAACTCACCGGAGACACGCAATAATCCCGATCCAAATAATCCCGTAATTTTAAATACTCTAAATCATATAAAAGAGCATTTAAATTTCTGGACCAATATGGACCCTCGTATTGCTGCTCTTTTGAGCATTCCTCCAGCACCAGGAATGGGAACTCAAATACCTCCTCCAGGAGCTGAGAATCCAAATGGATCAAAAGTCCCAGGTGCACCAAATTTGCCAAAGGTTATGAACGCTACTCCCCCAAATTCTCAAGTGGCTGGAGCAGTTCAAACCCCAAGGCTGCCTAATCTCCCGAAAGGGGCGGATCAGGTAACACAAGCATCATCGGCACAACTGAACAATATGATTCAGCCCCCTCAACAATAAATTTCAAGGAGAAATTACTATGCCTTTTTTAAAAAATGATGGAACAGTTGTTACAAATTTAAATGTAACGTCTGATAAAGATTATGATTATAATTTGGCTCTACATAATTCATATGGATTAGCTGTTCAATTGAGCTATCTAAATAGTGCTGGATTAACTGCAACTGCTGAACTTCAAGCATCAAATGATACTCTAAATTGGGTCACAATTCCGAATACCCTTGTTAATATTACTGCTGATGGAAGCACTATTTGGGATGTCAGTAATTCAGCTTTTAAAATTCTTCGAGTTCATGTTGTTATATCAGCCGGATCTGTTGATTTACAATTAACTTATAACTCACTAAATTTAGCTTAAGGATAATTCTATGAATGAATATATTAAAGTAAATCCCGTTGGGGGTGGAGACTTCATCCCTAATTCCGAAAAAGGGGCTTTAAATGGAGTAGCTGAATTAGATGGATTAGGAACTGTCCCTCTAGCACAATTGCCCCCGATTGATTATTTAGATACATTAGTTACAAATACTCTTTATGTTGATAATAAACGAACTGATTTATATACAGCAAATGGTACAATAACTAAACCATTTAAAAATATTCAAGATGCCATCGACGCTATTATAAACTCTTCGGCAACAAATAAGTATCGAATTGACATTTCTCCTGGATCTTATTATTCTGATCCAATAGTTATAAATAAAATTTATGTGACTTTACAAAGTTGTGGTCTTAATGGGGCACGAATATCTGGTCCAATAACCGTTACAAATCCTGCTGATCCTACACCCGAACAAATTACTTTTGTTGGATTGCGTATTAGTGGAGGTTTAACTTGTACTGCATCACACATTGCTATTAATGTAATAAATTGTAATGTAACCGGAACATCCTGGACAATGAATCCTATTGTTTCAACGGATGATGAATATTTGCAAATATTTAGTGGCCTTTGGAATGCAAATGCAAATCTTACTAATATTTATAGTTATTTAATGGGTGGTGGTTATTATTCAACTTTTACTGTTTCTGGAAAAGAATTTAATATTAATAATGCAGATATTAATGAGCCATTTGAAGCCATTTTAAGTGATACTTTAGTGGGATCAGCTTTTGGTAATCGGGCAGAAAATTCAAAGTTTACTTTAAATACAGGAGTAAATTTACATATAGATGCGGATACAGAAGGTGGATCTATTATTACAATTACTGGTGGAACTTTAACAAGATCTACAAAAAGTAGTAATATATTAAATGATTCATCAGTTACGGGTACTACAGTTAAAAATGCACTAGAAACATTAGATTCAGGAAAACAGAATAATTTAACTTTGGGGGATTTAACTGCTGGTTCTTCTAAAATATCTATTGGTGGAAGCGGAACTGGTGCTGTTATTGGTTCTGGTGTTTCAATTGATTTCGGACTGATTAATTTAAATGATTTAACAGATGTGGTGGCTCCAACTCCGTCCCTTAATGATGTTTTAACATGGGATGGAACTAACTGGATTAATGCAGTTGGAGGTGGAAGTGTTCCTGATCCATTATTATTAGGAAATGGTTCTAATTTGGCTCCTACTTATTCCTTCCTTGCAGATCCTACAGCTGGAATGTTTTCAATTCCCGCTTCATATTTGAGTATTCAACATTCAGATGATATTTATTTTGATGCTGGATCAGGAGCTGCAAGTATTGAAATCATGGGACCTGGAACTGGAACTACTCTAATTGTTCTGCTTGTGAATAATGTTCAACTCACTTTAGATGGGACCGCCTCCTTAATAGATTTTACTATTGAAGGATCTATCCCAGCTCGACTTGATAATAGTGTGACCGCTGATGATACCTGCCTTCTCTTACGGGATGTTTCCGCTGGAAATCTTGTTCGTGTCACCAGAGGAGCCATTGATTCAGGTGGGACTGGATATCGAGTTTTAAGAATACCTAATTAATTTAGTTTAAATTAAAGCTAATTTGCTTATTATGGAAAATAAACTCGGTATTAAAGTAAAACGGGGACCTAAGATTAAAGGACCTGAAGTTGAAATAAAGCAATTATGGTCTGTATATACAAAACGAGCAAAAGATCGAAATCGAATTTGGAACTTAACTAACGAACAATTTCTTAAGTTGATTAATGATTGTTGCTATTATTGTGGAGTCGAACCCCAACAAAAACGAGTAGATAAACGAAATAATAGAATACCATTTCTTTATAATGGCATTGATCGAAAAGATAATTTAAAAGGATATAGTATAGAGAATGTAGTTACTTGTTGTGGTTTTTGTAATCGGGCAAAAAGCCACTATTCAGTGGATGATCTTTTAAATTGGATTAAACAAGTTCAAAAATAGGATTTAGTACCCACACCAACCTACCCTGCGTTGTAAATCAGGATGGTTCAAAGGAGAAAGACAATGAGTGATGCAAATGTCACACCAGTCACACCCCCTGCAGCACCAGCAGCGTCTGATGTTAAGACCCCTCCGGCAGTTGATGGAAAAGTTGAGA